GGAAACTGTCACAGGAACAGAGAGTTGCGCGATATCACCGAAGTTCGAGGACTGGTCGAGACCATCAAACGAACGGGCGATGTATGGTTGCGGACACCAGATGGTATCATTTGAGCGCTCCTGCTCAACGAGACCGAAATCAAACGGGCTCACCATAGCGGAGATCACAAGCTGATCATTGAAGCCTTCGACGATCTCGTCAAACGCCACCAGCTCTTCTTTGGAAAATTCGTTGGCCATTGGTCAACTATCCTTGTTTTCTGCGGAGCTCTCGCTTGTAGGCCACGACCTTTGATCGATCGCCGGTCTTGTCGGCTTCCTTCTCGAGGCGCTCCAGTTCATTGTCTGTGGATACGGTGCCGGAACGGCCACGCACCCGACGCTCGGGCGCTGGCGCCCGTTTGCGTTTGCTCGTTTTCAACTGCGTCTCCATACGTGCGGCGGCGAACGCGAACTCCACCGGATCTGACAAGGCTGCCAATTCCTCAGCCTTCTTGGGGTTTTTGCCGAGCGCGTAGATGAAGAGCGCCGGATCGGTACAACCGGAAACGATCATGGCTTGCTGGTTCGGGGACAGGGTGTCCTCGATCAAGCTCTCCATGTCTTCGAAGTCTTCCACATCGAGGTCATTTCTCCGCTCGGTGTAGGATGTGACTTTCGAGTTCCAGCGTTCCGCGATCTGGCCATTCTTCGCCTCAACGCGCTTTGTCGCTTCTTCGTGCTCAGCCTTGATCTCGTACCAATTGTCGAGGGCCGTCGAGAAATCCTCAGCCTTTTCAAACTGGTCGACGGTCGGCTTTGCAGGAAGCTTCGGAACGGTTTCGGTCAGCTGGTCGGTTTCCTGCTCTTTCCGTTTGCGCTCCAATTCCTTGATACGCTTATTCTTTTTGCGCACCTGCTTGCGGAGAAGCTTGATGGTATTGCTACCCTGGTCCTCGTCTTCGTCCTCTTCGTCGGCCTCATCACCAAACGAAACGGCAAATCCGTCTTCCTCTTCGTCCTGCTCGTCGTCCGACTGATCGTCTTCATCATCGTTCGAGGAGTCCTCATCGTCGTCATTTTCATCGACAATGTCTTCTTCGAGGTCGAGATCTTCGTCGCGATCGTCGTCTTCAGGGTCCAGAACTTCGGTACCAAATTTCATCGTTTTCTCCTTCTCAGCCGGTAAGGGCGGCTGGCTCCCTCTGTGAAACCACTCGATTCATGACTTCGAGCAGCAACTCCTGGTCTGCGCGGTCCATGCCCGCGAGAATATCTGCGGCCTTAGCCTTGCTTTCTTCGGCGCGCGCGATCGCGAGCTGAGCATCGGCTTCGGCCTTCTTGGCTTTGGCTTCTGCCTCGGTGGCAGCAGCGTCCATAAGCTTCTTGTTGGCGTCTTCGGGCTCGTTGGCTGCAGCCTCTTCGAGCTCCTCCTCCTCCTCCTGGGTCGGCTCGAGGACGCCCATCTTGAGAAGCTTGTTGCGGAAATATTTGCGCGCTTCGCTGACGCCCTCACCTTCCATGTTCATCATCGCCATCGAGTTGAGCACCGCTATGGTCTCCTGGTCGGTGATGATCTGCATCATATCCATCAGGGCGCGCAGGGTAGCAGAGCGCCGGCTGGAAGAAGTTGGGCCAGGGTTTGAACGAACCTTAAACTTGGCGCGCGACAGGTCATTCTCGATGACGGTCTTGCCCGTCTTCTTGTCCTTGTGCGGACGATAAAGCTCGACCGTGTCTTCCTCGTCTTTCTCGCCGATCGTGGACATCTTGCGGCCCTTCTCGACGTAGACATCGCGAGCCATGCCGAGCCAGATTTCACCTGCCCGGCGTTGAGCCTTGCTCATATTGGACATGTAGATGAAGGACTGCATGTCGATCCGGTTGTGGATCTTGTCGAGGGCCGTTCCAGAGATGTTCGGGTTCACTTCCTCACCGCGCTCTTGGTTACCAAGCAGGTCAGAGAAGTCTTCTTCGACCAGCTGCAGGAGGGCAGCCATCGGGGGAGGTACATTGGCGGGCTCAAGATAACCGATCGGGCCTTGGGCGACTTCGTTGCCCTGGGCGTCCTCGATCGGGTTCAGCATGAGATATGGATAATTCATCGTGCTATCGTCGGCCCATTGCTGCTCGTGACCAGCGATCTGCTCCGGTGTGACGATGGGCTTGCGGGTGGATGTCGTGCCGCTCATTTCAGCGAGCTTCGACATCTGCATGTTCTTCAGGCGCTGGATGTCCTTGTTCAGGCGGACATGGCCCATGCAGCGCTCGACGCCCTCGACATACCAGCGCTTGCCGTAGACGGGGACGATAGGGATCTCAGTGCCAGCAATGAGGCCCTGGTCCTCAAGGATCTTCGCGCCGCTCATCACATACTTGTGTATGCGCTTGCGTCGAATCCGGCGCTCTCGAACAAACTCGGCCCCAGTGGCATCGAGCATTTCTTCGATCTTGGGGTCCTCGTCGAGCTCTTCTTCGCTGTGCTTGATCTCCTCACCATCGACCGTGCGGTAGTAGAAATAGCGCTCCTTCACATACTCAACGCGGAAATACTCAGCGACATAGACCTCATTCGCTGTCGCCCATTCGAAACCATGATAGCTGCGGATCTCCTCAGGCCAGGCAGCCGGGTCCTCGTCATACTCGTCACGAAACGCCTGATGCGTCATACCGGTCAGGATGAAGGCGTGATCAGCATCGCGCTTGTCCTGACGCTTGGCGTTCACGTCGAAGAACACGCACATGTCAGCATCGAAGATCGGCTCGATCAGGATACACTGGTGGTCGTTCTCTTCGTCCTCAGGATCAACGTAGTCCGCGCGCAAACGGAAGGCACCGAAGCCACCACCGCAAGCCTCTTCGAAGGCATTGTCGTGGGCTTCATCGACGCCGCTGTCAGCCTCGTCTGAGCGGTACAATCCGTTGCAGACCTCGGCCAGATCGGAGTCGGTTGAGCCATCCATGGGTTTGAACTCGACCGAGATGCGATTGCTCCGGTACTCATTGATGATCTTCATCACCGAGTTGTGGATCTTGTTGATCTCAAGCTTGATCTTGTTATCGAACTGCTCGCCGAGATCGCCCTCCCACTGGGCGCTGATGATCGAATAGAAGCGACGATCTTCGAGGCACTGACGACGCTCTTCGCGGACCACATCCATGATCGCACGGAACTCATCGCGAGCCTGGCGGTGAACCTTATCAAGCGTGCGCTTGTCGGTTTTCCGGCTCATCGTCTACGTCTCGCCATGGGTGTTGCGGTTGGAATGGCCTTGGCCTCCCTCTTCTTTTTCTTCTTCAACGCCAGCGACGGGAAGAGCTTCGTCATGCCATGGACCAGGGAATCGAGACGGTCGGGGGAGCCGTCACCTTCGTATCCATGCGTAGTCATCTGCGTCATCTGCGTCTCAAGCTCGGGGAACGCGCCGACATGATGGATGCGGCCCTGGGCATACAGTGAGGAAATCGGTTCAGCTCGAAGGTGCTTGCCCTTCCAGGCGGTCACCTCGACCACGTTCACATTGTTGCGGACGGACTTGATGGTGTGCGCCACCATGTCTCCGCCTTGGTTGGTTTCGACCACGATGCCATCTGCTTCGTACTTGTCGTGCAGATCGATCGCCATCTGGGCCCATTCCTTGGGCGATCCTTTGATGCTGCCGTCTTCGAGAACGTAGGCCTCTTTGCCATCCATGGACGCGGCGACGACAGTGATGCCATGCTCATCCGAGTCCGGGTTGTTCTTCGCGGCTGGGTCGACCGAGACATAGGTCGTGCCGAGCTGCTCTGGTGCGGTGCGAACCCGCGATGTCTCTAGGCTCGCATAAGTCCAAAGCGCATTCGGGATGTCACCGAGGATCTCGCCATCAAGCTCCTGTCGACCAAGGCGAGTGCCATCATAGCGCGACATGATCTTGCGCATGAATGGCGTGGCGAGGTTGCTGGCATTGTCCAGCGTTCGACCACGGGTGACGTGAACCTTTCCTTCTTCGCCTGCGACAATGGCTTTCACCAGCTGAATCGGCTTCGGTGTCGTCGTGGCCAGCACCCGGGGATGCTTGCCAAGGCGAAGACCAAACTGAAGTTGGTCCCAGGTCTCACGAGCATATCGCCATTTGGCGAGCTCGTCGCACCAGGCCAGATCGAACTGAGGACCACGAAGCTGCTCTGGCTCAGTGGCGTTGAAGAGCGTTGCTATCGCTCCGTTTCCCCAGGTCACACGGCGTTTCGATGGTTCGTACAGTGGCTTCTTATGATCGGGATAGATCGAGAGAATGCCACTCTCACCTTCGACCATAACATCTCGACCATCTGCAGCGGTCTCAGCGACCAGCGCTATGCGTCGGGCACGGCCCGCATCGATCTCCTCTTTGATCCATTCCGCGCCGGTTCGGGTCTTTCCCCATCCGCGGCCGGCGAGAGCAAGCCAAATATCCCAGTCACCATCGGGTGCAACCTGGTCAGGACGAGCATTAAATCCGCGCCAATCATATAGCAGAGCCTCGCATTCTTCCTCGGAGAGCTCTTCCAGGATTGCGGATCGCTCAGTCTCCGGAAGGCTTGCTAGCTTCTGCGCTGCGCTCTGCAATAGCATCGAGCTTTTCTTTCAAGCGATCGGCAGGGGAGACGACTTCGATTGGTCCACCATCTTTGCCGGTGTGCTCAACTCGGGTCGGCTCATCGATACCGAGGAGCTTAATCTTCGCTGTCACCGCGCTCACGGCGCCACCAGACTGGCCCTCGCGGAGTGCTAACTGGCGTGCGTCTTCGAGTTCTTCCATGGCTTTGTGGCGCGTATAAATCGATAAACGCGTCGCCTGGTCCCGAAGTTCCTTCAGCCTATTGGCTATCTTAGGGTGATCAACGAGCTGGCTAGCTTCCACGTAAACCCAGTTATCCCGCGCCTTTTCCGAAACATCATATGCACGACGATAGGCCTCGGCAGCATTCCCCGTCTCAAAGAAGATGACAGCAAACGCTTCCTGCTTAGCGGTCAATCCGTTTTCAAGGACTTTGCCCTTCGACATCAACCAGCCTCGTGGCCTTGGTCGACCATGTAGCCACGGATGATGCCATCAATCGCGAGGCCATTCATGCGCTGGTAATCAGCAGCAGCCCGGCCATAGCTCGCGGCACTAAAGGCACCGTCATTGTGCAGGCAGACATACTGGATTGCGACGAGGTCACCACGCTTGGCCTCCTCAAGTCGCTTCTCCAGCTGTTCGACAATCTTCTGGTTTGCGCCGGCATCAATCGCTTCGTTCTGCGCGACACCTGGCAATTGCGTGACGGATGACATCAATCATTCCTTATGGTTCTCCCGGTGAGACTAACCTCGGGGACTGAGGCTTCTGCTGGGTGGGGGGACGCACGCCCCACCGGGAAATCTTTATGCTTGGGCGAGACGCTCGCGGAGGGCGAAGCCTTCGGCTGGCCAGATCTGGCGAACACCATCCTCATAGGCAAACTTGCGCCCAAGCTCAGCGTTGAAGTTCTCTGGATCTGCCGGCGCAGCCTTACCAACGAACACAAAGCCGTTCTCATAATGGATTACGGCAATGGTCATGGTCGGCAGGCTCTCAGGATGGATATACTCAACATCCTTGATGCGCGACTTGATGTAGTCGAGCGACACACGGTTCGGCGTCTTCTGAACTTCTTGTGACTCGCGATCGGTCACCTCCAACGATGTTTCAGTCATGGTGTGCTCCTGTGTGACTGGAAAAAGGCGACGAGCTCAAGCAAGCTATCGGGAGGAAAACAGGACGTCCCGCCGCCAAGGTCATGTTTGAATTTCTGGCATGTTTTAAACTTGAGGTCGTGTACGCGTTGAAACGCGCCAGCCCCACTGTGTCCAGGGTATGCTCAAAGGCTAACCGCTTGCCAGACAAAATCGCTATTACGCTGCTTCCGTTTCAAGGTCAACTTCGACCTTGTACGCACAATCGACAGGCACATCGACCTGAAATCCATGCAGGAAGCCCATGCTCTCCTTTTCGCCAGCGAGGATCACTTTGGCGCGGCGTCGGATGTGGTCGACCTCCACGACATTGGCCTGCAGACCGTCGAAGCCGGCACCTGTGAGCGCGACCAAGTCGCCCTTGTCATAGGACATATCGGGCTCCGCGGCCTTTAGAAGCTTCTCGGCATCGGGGAAGCGAAAGCGGGTATTGTTCAGCACGGCCTGAACATGGGCGTCCGGAATGCGATAGGGGCGACCATCCATGCCGACGACGACCTTCAGGCTGGCATGCATGTCACAGACCTCACGGAATGGAGCGCGACCTTCGAAGCCGATCACGAGATAGCCATAGAACGCCGGCACCAGGCGAGCTTTCTTCAGTCGGTTCTTGCCCACCTTCTTATGCTCAAGGATCTTCGGCGCAACCGGGTCCCAGCCCTGTGTGCGGCATGCGCGGATCACCTTGGCTTCTGCAGCCTGGCGAAACCGGAATAGGTGCCACGTCTTATTCATGACCAAACATCTCCTCAGGAACGGCAAGCAGTTTCTTCTTCAGGCGCTCAAGCAGCCAAAGGACTTCGCCTCCATCGGCGAGCGATGACGCGAAGAACTCGTCGCCATCTTCGTCATACCCAAGCACGACGACAGATTGGAGCTCACCCACGGCACTCTCGAGGATGCGATCAGGCGGCATGTCCAGCCTGGTGATACCGGTAAATGTGACAACGTTTTCGCTCATCGAATGACTCCAGTGCACATTGCAATTGCTAGAAGGGTGAGCGGCCACGGCCCCCATGTGATGAGCATCACAATCGCGGGGTTCATGCGTCGAGGCTGCATTGGGCGAAGGGTCATGCGATCGACTTCCTTCCAAGGCTGTTCGAGAGTGGAAGCGTGGTATGCTTGTGCTCCTGGCAGCGCTGGCCCTTGCAGGGCGCTCCGCACTGCACCGCCTTGCCTTCAACGACCATCCAGGCGAGGCACCTGCCAGTCGGCGGCTTTGGCTTGTTGCGCTCTCTCAAGCGCTCCCATGCTGCCTTGCTGGTCTTTTTGCTGACCTTGATCGGAACCGGCTTCACCTGCTCCTTCACGACCAAGTCGCCACCGAGCTGAACACGGCGCACCGCGAAGTATGCGAGCCCCGTCATGTCGGCGATATCCTGCGCAGTCTTGCCGTTTCGGCTCATGCGGATGATCAATGCTTCGGCGTCTATTCTACTCATGTCCCCGAGTCCTTCTCGCTGGCTTTGAAAATCAAGGTCTTGGTATGGGTGGCGTGATCGGCGACCTTCTGCCGAAAGGTTCCCGGATCAGGGCGCCACCTGGTTGGGTGCTCGCAATAGAACCGGTAGGCGGCGTGGATTGAGACAAGCGGGAAGCCACGCAGATTGTGGAGCCATGCCACCGGAGTGACATCGGTCTCGCCCTTCTTGTGGTCCCAGATCTCAAAGACGCAGCCGATGAGTGCGAGAATTTTTGCGTCATCACCAACTCGCTGCCACTGGCTCATGGTCGATGGTGAAGGCATCTTCGCCTTGAACGTCTCCAGGCTCATCTTGCCCCGGCGCAGCTGCATGTAGTCGGTCGAGAAGGCTGAACGCAGCATTAGAGCTTGCTGGAGCGCCTCGGTTAGGTCCACGGTTTGCGCTTCGCTCAGCTTTCCACTTGGCCGAGTTCCGGCACCATGTGCGCCAACTTGCTGCCCAGTCTTTTGAGATTGTTCCTTTTGAAATGTGGTAATCGCGGAACTGGTCGGCTTCATGGTTGATCTCCTGCGGGCCTAGTCCGGCCTTAGTTGCATGGGCGTAATCCATCTGCGTTGGCGCCCATGTCTCAGACATGCGACTTCCTCGCTTAGGCGTTCGTTTGGTTTTGGCTTTCGGGGGATTGGGCGCGGGTTCCGCGCTAACTACGTTAGTAGTTGGTTTAGGACGGTTAAGGACGGTTTGGGGTACCTCAGTTCCCCCGTCAGGGGCATCCAGTTCCCCCGTCAGGGGTACTGAGGTACCCGGGGTAAATTTACCCCCGTCAACCAATCGGTGGGGCATCGGCTCTAAGGCGGCCACAACATCTAGATTTATTTGGTACTCAATAGTGTACCCATTTGCGCATTTGCGTCTGCCCACTTCCGCGAGGATTCCATCGGCCAGAAGCGCCTTGACGCACTCTTTCACACCCTTCTTGCTAGCCTCAATCTCGTCGGCAATTCGTTGCTTTGACGACCAGACGCCAGTGCCATCGTGGTTGGCAACGTCAGCCATGTACGCGAGCACGGCTTTGCGCAGCAGAGAGCCGGCTTTGCGCGAATAGACTAGGGAGACGACGTGCTTGCTCATGCTGGTTGATCCTTGCGAGCTTGCCTCACGATGTGGCCGACATAATCTGGGGGCAGATTGTATCGCTCGCCTATCTCAGCGCAGCCCTTGCCCGAGAAAGCCAGAGCGATGATCTCGTCGTTTCGGTCTTCTAGCGTCCGGCCTTTGACACGGACGTCAGAATAAAGCCCAACCACGGGAGAATGGGTTTGGAGGCCCTCGTCCTTGCGATAGGCGTCGAGGCAACTCTTGGCCCACTTGGGATCTGATGGGGTCTGGAGATTGCTCATGCGGCTTGCTCCTGTTCTCGTTCTTCGGGGGAGGTGGCGCGCATCACGTTGGCGGGTTTGCCGCCCTGAGCCGTGCGAGTTTCGCCGGTCGATGTGATGAGGCCTGCGTTCTTCAGATCCGTCATGCGCGCCCTGGCCGTGGACCAGTTCAGCTGCATGGAGATCGCGATTTCGTCTGGTGTTTGGGGGAACCAACAGAGCCTGCCGAGGATCCGGAAGTGAGTATCGTTTAGCTTGGCTTTCTGGGCGGCTTCTTGCGCAGCTTCAGCGCTCGTGCTCCCGCCATAATGGTTCTTGTCCGACTGGAAATCGATCACCTGGGCTCGAGGATCACTGATTGGATTGTCAAAGTGCTCCTGGCAAACATGGTATTCCTTGCCGCCATAGATGACCTTGTGCGTCGCGTCGCGAGACACGAAGCTGTAGTGGCACATCTTGCAAGAGCGATATCCGGTCGGGTTTGGCATCAAAAAAAGAGGGGGCGGCGCAAACCGCCCCCTTCCTCTCGTTAGAGTTTGCCGTAATGCGGCGTCAGGCCGGTCGCCTCAGCGACTCGGGTGACAGCCAACTTGAAGGAAGCCCGCATGACAGGTTTAACGCGGTGGAACTCGTAACCGAGTTTCAGTGCGCCCTCGCGCATGCGATAACGGAATAGACAGACGACCTCAGTCGGATCCTCTCCTTCCCAAATCGGGATATTAAGAATGATCTTTTCCGGCACCTTGATGCGGTCAGCGGTCTGGGTCTCATCGCGGTATTCGAACTCGCGATCGCCACTTGCCAAGCGCTTCGAGGATTTGAAGTGCACTGTTTTGATCGCCGCAAAATCGCGCGCAAGATCCAACAGCGTCGCTGCATCGGGCAGTACTACATCACCGGAGTTCTCTTCCAGAAAACGAATGAAGTCTTCCTGTTCATGGAGCGTGCCTTCCCAGGACTCCCAAGCTTTGAACTCTTCCGACTTTTCCATCTGCCATGCGGCTGTGTGGTCACGGTTCACCATGTCAGTGGCGCTGACGTGGTAATCAAGTGCGATTACAACGCTGCCGGTTTTGGTAGATGCACACAAGACACGCTGGCCATCGTCGAAACGATTGGCATATTCGATTAGGCTGTCGCCATCTTCGAAAATTGGGTTCTGCTCTGGCGGCGTGCTGACCGTCTCGACCGAGTATCCGGCTGGAACCAGGACCTGTTCTTGTCCATTTTCGGCTTTAAACACCGGCCGCTCGCGGAGCGCATTGATGAGAGTATCAAGTCCCTCCATTATCCAGCCTCCCGCTCATCACGCTTGCGCTGCAGCTCATCTTCGATGTCTCGCTGCCGAGGGTTCTGGCGGACCAGACCTGCATCGGAGACAAAGAACAGAGCATCGCCAAGCGTACCCTTTGGTGGACTTGAGTTGACGGTCGGTGTGATCGTCACTGCGCCTTCGCCATTGGGTTTAATCTTGAGGCTGAGGGAAATCGTCCCCACTTTGCCGTGCTCCATTACCGCACGAACCACCTCATCCAATTCATCTGTGAGGTGGGACAAAAGCTCCCCATCACGGATGTTCTGGACAGTTGCATTAAATGACATCATATTCTCCTAAGTTGCTGTCACGTGGCATCGCGAGGCGGCGGTTGTGACAGGCCGCCCCTCGATCTCTTCAATCTCATCGAACTTGTTCGCTTCATCGCCCCAGGTGACCCAGCCTTCACGCGATTGGCGTGAGAACAGCTCGATCCGACGAGCTTTCGGCATCAATTGAACGGCTGCCTGGAAGGCTTCTTCAGGTTTGCGGGAATGCTCTCGACGAGGACCTTCAATCACGGTCCGGACATTGCGGGCTGTTTTGGGCTTGCCCCGGGTAGCGATTAGGAATGGCTCAGACGCACAGCGCAGCAGGTATCCCGTCCCAAAAGCAAGCTTTCCTGTCTCGGCGTTGCGCTTGGACCAGACTCCGCTAGTCTTGTACTCGAACCCCCAGGATCGGCAGACCTCGATCGCTTGCGGAAGCATTGGGTGCGTACACCATAGCCAAAGAACGCAGTTCTCAGCGGCGAGCATTTCGACCGGCAAGCGTTTGATGGCATTTAGGTCCATGCAATCGTACTGGCCTTGCGCAGCTTTCGCGGCGCCGGTCTCTTCATTGTATAGCTCGTAACGCCAAGGCGGATCCGCCATCAAAAACTGAAAGCCGCCGACAGGACGCAAACTCGCGAACTCGGCTCGAACGCCAGAGGGTGCCCCTTGCCCCGCCATGACTCAGAACGCCCCAGCAAGAAGATGCTTAGTTGTGGATAGTTCTGTGCATAGTAGTTTACTATTTATCCGTGCACTGACGTCGTGACAAACGGAACGAAAGTAACTGACAGCGCCGTCAAAAGAGTCGATTACTGTTGCAATTATTACAGCACTGCCTATCTTGAGTGTTTCAGGTAAGAAATGAAGAAACGTCTCAAACGGAGCCGAAAGCGTGGCTTTTCCGAATGAGAACATATGAGGAACAAAAAGCTTGCGATGGGTGCGCGCGGGACGTAAGACTGCGCGTCCTTGAAACTTTAGAATGGGGACAATCAGATGATGCCAAAGATGGTGACCGAGATCGCCGAGTTCAGTTGGAACTCTAAAACCCAGCACTTCGAGAGCAGGATATACGTCACCGACCCGAGCACGGGTGAACGACAGTTGATGGCGGTCTACGCCACGCCGCCAAGCCTCTGGATGCAATCGCTCGACAATATGTGGGAAGCTACGATCCCGTACTATTCCGACACGACCAACGAGAAGGTCGTCAGTATTGCGAGTAAGCTCGGCCTCAAACATCAGGCCACCTCGGGAATGTGAGGGTCTGTTTTCGGCTTGGGATAGATATCCGGTCGAAGCTCATGGAGCGGAATGCCGGTCACCTTATTGACCAACAGGCATTGCTCTGGCGGAACGTGTCCGTTTTCCCATTTGGCAATTGAAGGCTGGCTCATCTTGAACAAAGCAGCTGCTTCGATCTGTGTGAGCCCTTGCGCCTTGCGCCACTTTCGAAATGAATTAGCCATGCCCTAATTATTACTGAGAGGTATATTCCTGTCAATAATAATTATTACTCTGGGTGAATGGTGTGATAAATCGCCCTATGGCATTACCCAGCCATGGTAGTTTCGCGTATCGGTCCAAAAAAGCCACACCAGCATTTCATTCGGGAGCGAATGAAGCTGAAGGGCGTGACGCAAGCTGAGATCGCAGAGCACCTGGATGTCTCGCAAGGCATGGTTTCTAAGTTCCTGAGAAATCCGAAGGCCCTTACACAGAACTATCTGTTCGGAATCGCCGATCGACTGGGCTGCCAGGTTGAGGACTTGTTCCGAGATCCTGCGCGACCGTCCAGAGAAGAGCTTCTGCTGGGGCTGGACGAAGATCAGATCGAGAAAGTTATACAGATCATCGACGTATTCAGGCGAGACGGCACAACTGGCTAAGCGTGGGGACTGGCAATGAAATCAATCGGATCCTTCATTAAGTGGTGTTATGAGAGGTGGGGGCAGGCCTTCAGCTTTTTGATGGCGCTTTATCTCACCAACTTGTTCACCGATGATATGTATCGATCGCCCGATCTCGGGGGCACATTTCTTATTGGAGCCTGGTTGGCAACAGGCCTTGTTCTAAGGCATCAAATGCTTCGCGGAAAATAATTATTACTGAGACGCATATTTTTTGATTGACTAAAATATTACTGTGAGTAATAGTGCTCTCCAGAAACGGAGAGCCGAATGTCTTACGCACCCGGAAAACTATATGGCGTCAGCGAAACGAGCGTTCGGGTTCGCGACGACTTTTGGCGGGAGTGCGAAGAGAACCGCGAGCTCATTCGAGAGACGGCTGTCTATATCAACGCCGACCCAGAGTGGCCCCGCGACTTCCCACTTTCCATCCTGGTGATGAGCAAAGACCAGCCAACCGGCTGCGTCTACTTCGAAGGTCCTGAGGATTTCGTCGAGCTCACCAAGCTTCGTGCCGAGTGGAAGATGCACACCGCAAAGGCAGCCGCCCTGCAGGTTCGCATCGGGGAGCTCGCAGCATGAGCGCCCCAACCCTCGCCGACGAGCGCGCCGCCGAAGAGGCCTGCGACCGTGCCTTCCGTCGCTATGACGCTGATATCACCGCTGGCCTGCCCGCGAGCGAGAGCAAGGCCGCGTATCTCTGCGCGATCAATACTGTCCAAGAAATCAAACATGCCCGCGAGCAAGCGGTGCTGCAGGAGATCATCCGATGAAACTCGCACCGATCCCGCTCGGCACGATTCAGATGCCGGCGCCAGCGAAAGTTATCGTGCGCCCAGAAGGTAACGCCCTCGCGCAGAACAACCGCTTCGAGCGGATGCTCTGGTCTCGTCACACGCTGACAGAGGTCAAAGCCAACCACGAACGAGAAGAGGCCGAGCGCTATGCCAGCGGCTGGGTCCTAGCTGAAAGGAAAGCAGCATAATGACTGACAATTGGAATGAGAGCATCTCTTCGTTGCTCGATCGCTTTCTGGCCGCAGAGGTCCAGGTCCACGCCGCCAAAGAGCGTGAAGCCGAGATCAAGCGCGGTCGCATGGAGGCCGAGCGCGAGATGAAGGACGCCAAGTCCGAACTCACCGCGATGCTTTCAGAAGCTGGTGTCACCACCGAGAACCACCCGCGCGCGACGATCACACTCGTCGCAGGCCGAGTCTCGCTCAAGGCCACTGACGATGCCGATCCGGAAATGCTCCCGATTGATCTGGTGAAGATCAAGAAGACCCCAGACAACGCAGCCATCCAGGCGGCAATCGCCCGCGGCGACAAAGTGCACGGCTTCGAGCTCGCACAAGGGTCGCCCTCACTTCGCATCAAAATCAAGGAAACGACCCATGCAGGGTAACTTACTCTTCTTCGATACCGAGACCACTGGCT